TGTTGGCGCTATTCTATTAGCTGATATCAGTCACTATTCAGGATTGATTGCAGCAGACGAATATCCAAATCCATTCCCTTACGCACATGTTGCAACAACTACTACACACAAGACATTGCGCGGTCCTAGAGGCGGCATGATACTTTGGAATGATGAGTCTTACAATAAGAAGATTAATGGTGCAGTGTTCCCGGGAACGCAGGGTGGCCCGTTGATGCACATCATTGCTGCTAAGGCACAGTGCTTCTATGAAGCATTGCAGCCAGAATTCAAGGTTTATGCAAAGCGTATCAAGATTAATGCACGAGCAATGGCCAGAGAGTTCATTGAAGCCAATGTTGATGTTGTTAGTGGCGGTACTGCCTGCCATATGATGACCATCAATCTAAATAACGAAAAGTATAGCGGTAGAGAGTTTGCTGACTTGTTAGAAACTCATGGCATTACTGTAAATAAAAATGGTGTTCCCAATGATACTCGCGGGTTCATTGAAACTAGCGGAGTACGAATCGGCGTTGCTGCCGAAACAACTAGGGGACACGATGAACGTTGGTTCAAAGATTTAGCACAAACAATTATCAAACTATTAAGGGACTAAGATGAGCAAGCAACAATATAACTTACACACTAAAACAGATTATCTTACTCGCAAGATGTTCCTTGACCCTGCAGGTCCTGTAACTATTCAGCGTTTTGAAGAAGTCAAGTATCAGAAGCTACAAAAGATTGAACAGACTGCACGTGGATTCTTTTGGGTTCCGGAAGAAGTCAATCTCAGTAAAGATGCCAATGACATGAAGGACGCCAGTGAAGCTGTTGCACACATCTTTACCAGCAATGTTCTTCGTCAAACTGCACTTGATAGTTTGCAGGGTAGAGCACCAGCACAGGTCTTTACTCCGGTCTGCTCTATCCCCGAACTTGAAGCTATTATGAGTAACTGGAGTTTCTTTGAAACAAACATCCACTCTCGCTCATATAGCCACATCATTCGCAACATCTACAATGTTCCTAAGGAAGTGTTCAACACGATTCACGACACTCAGGAAATCATTGACATGGCCTCAAGCATTGGTGACTATTATGATAAGCTACATGCTCTTAATTGTAAGAAAGAAATCGGCATTGACGTTCCTGAACAAGAGCATATCAATGCAATTTGGTTAGCACTCCATGCTAGTTATGCACTTGAAGCTTTCCGCTTTATGGTTTCATTCGCAACAAGTCTTGCAATGGTTGAGAACAAGTTGTTTATGGGCAACGGCAACATTATCAGCTTGATTCTACAGGACGAATTACTGCATAAGGAGTGGACTGCTTGGATGATTAATCAAGTAGTTAAGGAAGATCCTCGCTTTGCTAAAGCTAAGATTGATTGTGAACAAGAAGTCATTAAGATTTACGCGGATGTTATTCGTGAAGAAAAAGAATGGGCCAACTATCTATTTAAGAAGGGCCCAGTTATCGGCCTCAATGCTGCAATTCTTTGCGACTTTGTTGACTACACCGCAGTAGATGCACTTAAGCAGATTGGCATTAAGTACTGGAATCCAGCACCAAAGAATACTCCCATTCCTTGGTTCAACAAACACAGCGATACTAGCAAAAAGCAGACGGCATTACAAGAATCAGAATCTACTAGTTATGTCATTGGGGTAATGACTGACACGCTAGATTACGAAGCACTTCCAGAATTATAAGGAGAAAAATAATGAGAGCAATTGTATGGTCAAAGGACGCCTGTCCCCATTGTGTACAGGCAAAGACACTTCTAACTCAGAAGGGAATTGAGTTTGAAGAAAGAAAGATTGGTGATACGTACACCAAGGAAGATTTGTTAGCAGCAGTTCCTGATGCTCGTTCAGTCCCGCAAATCTTTATTGACGATGAATATGTGGGTGGGTTTGACCAACTCAGAGCAAGACTGCTCCCACACGCAGCATAAGGAAAGATAATGAAAGATATTAAGACAGGTGAAGTATACACCTTTAAGCTTACTAGCGGCGAAGAAGTAGTTGCTAGAGTAACAAGCATTGAAGACAACTACTTATTACTGCATGATCCAGTTTCAGTAGCTCCCGGACCTCAAGGTCTTGGATTGATTGCAAGTTTGTTTACTGCAAATCCGAAGGCCGAAACAAGACTAAATACTAATAGTGTTACAATCCATGCTTTGACAGATGAAAGCGTCAAGTCAAAGTATATTGAGGCTACCACAGGTCTAGTAGTACCTGACAAGAAGTTAATTTTAGGATAATGAATGGCACAACTCAGTAGAAAAGGTGATCAAAACGATGCAGGAGGACAGATTGTCCGAGGTGCCGGTACAGTTTTTGCAAATGGTATCGCAGTAGGATTGCACGTTAGCGACATTACTCCTCACGGCAAAAACAAGCATAAAGCAGCTAAGACTACTGAGGGTAGTCCTACTGTTTTTGCTGAGGGAGTACCTGTTCTACGAGTTGGGTCAGGAAATACATGCGGACACAAGATATCGCAAGGTAGTCCTAATGTGTATGTTCCATAAGGTGATGTATGGCTGATACAGGTAAACAAAGTCCCTTAGGAATAAACGTAAATGGTTCTTACCTTTTTAACCAGGGATTAACTATTAACCCTGTTGCTGCATCTTATATGGGTTCTAGCAAAACAAACGTTAGTTATACTCCAGGAAAATGCGTCACTGATACTTGCTTACACACATTAACTTATGCAATTAATGATGGATACTTGCAAGGCCCCGGAAACAGCAACGCAACCCTCTCAGACGCAACTTATAACAATCTAATTTCAATTGGCTCTACTTCAATAGGCGCATTAGGTAATTCTAAGCCGCCCACATATCAAGCTATAGACCCAACCGGCAATTGGACTACTGGTGCAGTTGCATATGGTGCAAGACAGGGTATTACACGAGACGGAGTTAATCCTCCTTATCCCGGACCCGCAACATCTGGATATGGAAACTATGATGCCACTGCTCTCGCTGGATACTCAGATCCTCTACAAGGAAATGGCGTAGTTGACCAAAAGCAAAATGCAACTTGGATACCATACGACACTACTAATCCTAATAAATCAGTAACGCAGTGGGGGTATATTAGATTACACGCATTGCAGGCTTGGAATGAATTCAATTGGAATGGTGATACTGTTAATGCATCAACACCGGCATATAAGGAATTTTGTTCTTCATTAATGTCATCTGCTGCATTCATCAATTCTTCTAACCAAATCATAATGTCTTCCCACAATAGTCAAACATTTATGGATGGCTCGTATAGTAACATGGATGATTTGGTAAGTGCCGATATCATGGGTATAAGTCTAGCAACTAGACAGTTTGGAGAAGATTTAGAAAACTTAGGCAATCTAATTAATTTGAGTAGATTGGATGCATTAGGTTTGCCCTCACTATTGTTAGCGACACTGGGTCAAAATAATGCAGTTATCCAAGATTTGGTTCTTGCATTACTAGCATCCGGTTTAGAATCTACTGACGTAACTAATCTATCTTCTGGTAGTATATTGACTCCTACCAAAGATCAAGAAAAGAAAATCTATAGTGCCTTTTTGATTATCCGCGGCGAAAACTTACAAGCTGTATTAGCACCCATGCAAGTTAAAACTCAGGGACTAGAATCTCTCGCTGATTTATTAGATGTTAGGAAACTATTCCCTAATAGTTTCCAATCATTAACAGTTCCTAAGTACAATAGCGATTTAGGATTGCCTACTAATAGCAAAACTTACTATCCAATCTATGCAGACGGCGGGGTCAATATTGCATTGTCAACGCCGGAAATGAAAGACTATGTGGGCATTCAAATACCTAAGGGCCCACCGACGATTTTAGATACACCCCTATCTACTGAAAATATAGCAGTCCCCGAAAAAGGATTTGGTTCTTACTTGTATGGAATCATACCACAGGATCAGGCAATTGCAATTGGCGCACTATCGTTCTCACTGCGACAAGTAAGAAACATTGAGCAAGTAACATTCAAAAAGTTTGCTAAAGCTACTAAGTCATTAGAAAGCATGGTTGGATTGCCCTTAACTTCGGGAACTAGCAAGCCAACTAATCAGGAAATGATTGATAATACTTCTGAAAAGCAAGCATTAGGGTCAGGTCCATATGGCACCTACACGATGAGTGATTTTTTTGGTTGTATGAGCGGGTTACCTTATCCCTGGGAAAATCTATATAACAGAATTTTAGAAGTACAAACGACCACACTAAAATCAATATACGATAACTTGTATCTGGCAGTTACATGGGAGGGTGCTGTATTAGCATTTACTCTTGACAGCAATTCACCCAGTGATTATTTTATTGACACTCTCACTATAGTAACACCTGGCGGAGGATATGGTCGTGGTGGAGCGCCCGTCCCAACAATCTCATTGCCGTTTGGTGCTAGTGCGACTTGCACAATCGGAACAGATCCTAACGATATAGCTAATTTTGGTAGACTTACTAGCGTCACGCTAGTCTCAGGAGGAAGTCATACAAATACTAGCGGGTGGTTTGCACAGGTTCAGTGTCCTCCCACATCAAACGCAGGCGGAACAAACACCGCGTTTGGTACTACTGGCTGGCCTAGCCCAATGAATTCGGTAGTACAAAATTATATTGATCAAGCAAACACCGAAATCACATCAATTGCCGCATCCAACCCAGAAAAAGCCCAAGAACTAAATGTGTATTGGAATAGTATGGGAACTCAATTGATGATTGAACAAAGAACTAGATACAATGCACTAGTTCCTGTTACTATCCCCAAAGATCCGTTTACTAATCCGTATCCGCAAGCTATTAATGTATTTGTGGATTCATTACCTGAATTAGCACAAGATACTAAACCTCATATGTCGGCACAGACTATTGAGGCTATAACTGATTTGTCTACAGTAGGTGGACAAAGCACTGTTGGTATGATGAGACAAGAAAGAAATCAACGAAGACTTCAAAACGCAGGAATAACATTAGACAACAATATTCCTGTAGATATGTCTACTGATGATGTTAAAACTCTTACTACTAATGGAACTATCGCCGCCGGCGTGCAAAATAATATCCCTAGCCCAATCCTTAATATAATAAAGAATGATCAGCCTGAACTATTGAACGAAGTAGAGGGCTATACTAACCCTGCTTGGTTCGCCGCAGAAGTGGACAATCAAGTTGTTAAGCCCAATCCAAATGGTATTTATATACCTACTGATTCTGCTCTCGTTGGAACTTATATTCCTGCTAGATCAACTAAACCCGGAGATATTACTCCCATACTTCAAGGTGTCCCGGTCCCATCAGTTATGATAACTGTTCCGGCAAGTTTGTCAGGGTCAACCGAAATTCCACGCATTGTAACTGTGCAACCACCCGAGCAACTTAACCCTAACAATGTGCCAGACAATCTAAACACTGACTATACAGGAAGCGTTTTGTTACCTTCGGCCTATAACGTTGATGAGGCAATTGAAAAGGTAATTGAATGCAACTGCGATTGTTGGGTATCATAAAACTTTACAACGCCCTGATATTAGTATAATTAAGTGTATATCATAGGAGCTTAATTTGCCATATCTATTTACCAGTGAATCGGTGTCGGAAGGACACCCAGACAAAATTGCAGATGCCATCAGTGATGGAATTCTTGACATGTTTATGACAGCGATGGACCCGGCAGTAAGGTGTGCGTGTGAAACACTCGTGACTACGAATTCAGTAATCTTGGCAGGAGAGTATAAAGGAGAAATTGATTCTTTAGACTTAGACTACATGGTGAAGAAAGTTATCAAGAATATAGGATACGAGCAAGAAGGTTTTCACTGGAATACTGTAAACATTGTTAATCTAATGCATGGGCAAAGTCCAGACATTGCATTAGGCACTGATAATTTTGGCGCTGGAGATCAGGGCCTAATGTTCGGCTACGCATGTGACGAAACAGAAAATCATATGCCTGCCCCATTATTTTATAGTCATAGAATTGTTGAAGCACTTGCTCATCTGAGAAAGAATGAGAATCAGATTTGGATGGGCCCTGACAGCAAGAGTCAGGTAACTGTAGAATACAATGACGATGGGACAGTCAATAGAATTGACAAGATTGTTTGCTCATCGCAGCATCATCCAGATGTAGATATCAAAGAAGTTCGTAATGGAATTGAACAAATTATCCGTGCAGTTGTCCCAACGGAGCTGATTGATGATAATACCCAGTTCCTAATCAACCCAACCGGTAGATTCGTTATTGGCGGTCCAGATGGCGACACTGGCTTGACGGGAAGAAAAATTATTGTGGATACTTACGGTGGGGCAGCGCCGCACGGAGGTGGAGCATTCTCAGGCAAGGATCCAACTAAGGTCGACCGCTCTGCTGCATATATGGCTCGTTATCTTGCAAAGAACATCGTTGCTAGCGGCAAGGCATCGTGGGCACAGATTCAGCTAAGCTATGCAATTGGTGTTGAAGAACCTACTAGCTTCTATGTTGACAGTGACGGCGAAAGTAAGGACCTAGAAAAGTATATTCGTGAAAACGTTGATCTAACTCCTAAGGGAATTATTGATAGATTTGATATGTTTAGGCCAATTTATAGTGCTTCTACTAACTATGGTCATTTTGGAAAATCGTACCTACCCTGGGAAAAAGTTGATCTTTTTGGTTGACACGGTTACCCAAAACTGATATAACAGTTAAATACAGAGTAACGAAAGGCTTTACATATGTCTGCTCCTAAAACTGTTCTCATCGGTGATCGTGTTCGCTATGAATCTGCTGCTGGTACAATCCGCGGCGAAGTGATTCGCATTGTTCGTGCTAAGAATGCTGCCGGCGACATGATTGATTGGATTCACGTTGAATATTACAACGAGAAGTCGCCGTCAAAGTATTCAATTGCTGTACTAGCTGACACTTCTCTTGAAATGATGAAGTTTGTCGTTACTTTCCGTGACATTGATATTCAGATTGCTCGTGGCGAAAAAGAAGCTGCGTAACAAAATAATCGGTTGACATTCTTTGCCCATTTTGCTATAACAAGACTATAGCAAAAACGAGGAGTCTCTCATGTTTCAGGTTGGTGATCTTGTACGCGGCTTTGAATACAACGAAGCCGGCGACGAAATTGAAGTGATTGGTAAGTTTGTTGCTCGTACCGACGACCCCGAAGAATATATTCAGGATATCATTATCAAGACCGAAGATGGTCGCACTGTTTACATTGATGAACAGGTTGCTCGTCCGTATACTCCCGTAGTCAAGTGGGCCCTTGCTAAGGTCAAGGATGGCTTTGCTGATCTTCCCAGCGAAAAGTTTCACACTTTTGCTGTTAAGAAGAACGGCGAAGTTGTCGGGCAGCTTAAGTGGAAGTATCGTCCCAAGAATGCAGGTGGCTATGCCTGGCAGGGCCTTCTGTTCAAGAGCAAGAAGCACTTTGGTATGGACGTTTCCTTTTTTGACAAGCGCAAGGAAAATGTCCTAAAATGGTTCAAGACTCAAGAAATCGCTTGACAGATTAGTATTTTTCATGTAGTGTCTCTGTATCGCTTGAAAGGAGTTACTTATGACTGTATCTACATCTGATTTGATTGACAAGATGCTAGCAAACACTGCTGTACTTACTGGGGACCCGGTACACAGTATGTCATATCGTGCAGGGTACCTTGAAAGCACGTTGCGTGAAGTTCTGTTGCGATGCCCAGAGGCAGTAACTATCTTGACTGAACGCATCACTTACCAAAATAGCTTGATTCAGCAAGCAAAAGAAAATGAAATCCAGTAAGGAGTTTTGATCATGAATTGGCTTTACACTAACTCAAATTGGTTACAGATTGGTTGCTATACTTTGCTTGCTCTAGGACTAATTGTTCTAGGGTATAGGATTATCTAGTATAAATACTTTAATGACAGTATTGTTAAACTTTCTCTTAGCTATGTCAATTTTAGTAGGCGCCGGCATACTCATTAGTGTCGGCGTCTATTTTTTAGTATCTTGGATGTTAAGCAGAATTGAACAATATGAAAAAAATAGCAAAAAGCCCTAAACGCTATAGAACATCAAACTGAAAAGGGACTTATGGACGATCCTAAAACCAATGGGCCGTCCTACTTAAATTAGGTTGGTTAGTGAGAGACGAAAATGGATTTGAATAATATGGGAACTGGCAAAAAGCTTATTCAAGATTTAATGGATTCCGGAAACATTAAAAGAATGGGCTGGACCAGACAGCAGCAACAAGAAATGATAAACAAGCAAAAGAACTCACAAACCCCAAAAACGAGAAACAAGTGAGCGACGATAAAAGTAAGAAAGCTACACGCCTACATCGCACAGCAAACGCAATCAAAAAGCAAGTGCGTATTGCTAAATCGCTAGGCACAACTCATCCGCACAATCAGCCACATCGTTACGCAAAGCGTCATGCACTAGATTGTGGCAATCCTAAATGTCTTGTATGTCATTCAGAAAAGGTTTTCGGTAAACCTACACTACAAGAAAAGCGTTTTGCAGAAAGCTGCAAAACGGGCAACCAAAACTCTTGACAATCCTCTAGCTACGTGTTATATCTTAATCTTCGTAAACACTAAGGAGACCTATTTATGGTTAAGATGATTATCGCCTTTATCTCACTTTTTCTGATTTTCTTTTTTGGTATTGACCTCTTTAGACGATTTACCCGAAAAGAAAAAATTAGCTTGACTAAGTGGGCAGGCTATAGTATGTTGTGTACGTTACTAGCAACTATCGTCGCTGTAACAATTGTTCTACTCTTTTAAGGATATTAAGTAAAATGAATCGTATTGCTAAGGTTGCTGTTCTCGCCGGTCTTATGGCCACGACTGCTGCATGTACTCGTATTGAAACTGGTGAAGTTGGTGTCCGTCGTTCTTTCGATAAGACGATTGAGACTACTGAACTCCAGCCTGGTTCAATCAATCAGACTATCTTCGGTGAAGTTCTCACTTTCCCAACTAAGGACGTTCAGGTAGATATCGCTGACTTGACTCCCCTTGCTAGTGACAACTCTACTGTATCCGACTTCGATATGGCTGTTGTATATTCAATCAACCCAACATCTGTTGCAGAACTCTACATTGACAAGAATCGCGGTTTCCACGCTGAAACCGAAGAAGGCGATACTCTGTTGATGTATAACTATGTTCGTCAGCTTGGTCGCAACGCTGCATACAAGGTCGCTCGTCGTTACGAGTCGTTGAAGATGGCAGACAATCGTGCTGAAATTGAACAGCTTGTTCGCCAGGAAATCGTCAACCAGCTTGCTGCTGAAAAGCTTGACGGCGCTATCACTGTCTCGCAGGTTCTTGTTCGCCAGATCAAGCCTGCTGCAAACATTGTAGCATCTGCTAATGCTCTTGTTCAGGCACAGAACGAACAGAAGCGTAAGGAAGTTGAAGTTCAGACTGCCCGTCTTGAAGCACAGCGTATTGCTGCACTTAATGCTAACCGTGGTGCTACCGAGTACATGGCTGCTATGGCTCTACAGGATATCGCAGAAGGCGTGAAGGCTGGCAAGGTCAACACTGTTGTTGTCCCTTACGACTTCAAGGGTATTATCAACGTCGGTAATAACCGCTAAGGTTAAGCGCCCTTGAGGCTGAGTGGTTCACACGGGCTTCTAAAACCCATGATTGCAGGTTCAATTCCTGTCAGGGGCGCCAAAAGATAAGGTTGGTAATATGATTACTCTTTTGACATTACTGCTTGTTAAGCACTTCATTTGGGATTTCTATTACCAACCTGCTTATATGTGGCAAAATAAGGGAAAGCTAGGACACTGGGGAGGCATCGTACACTCTGGCCTCCATGCAGTTACTACGTTTATTATTCTTTTGTTTTTCACTACTCCTGTCATTGCATTAGCGGCAATGGCATTTGAGTTTACTGTTCACTATTGGACAGACTATGCGAAGATGAACATCAATCGTATAAAGGGTTGGGGAGCAACTACGCATAATGAATTTTGGCAGCTAACTGGATTAGATCAGCTAGTTCACCAATTAACTTATGTGGCAATTATTGCTATGGTATTATAAGGAAATAATTATGATTGAACAGTTACCAACTATTGTCCCTGCCGTAGTCTTTAAGACTCGTGTTCGTGATGAATCAGTTGAAGGTCCAAATCCCTTCCGCTGGCAGGATGTTACCTCATACGAATACTTTGCTGGTAAGCGAGTAGTTCTGTTTTCGCTTCCGGGCGCATTCACTCCTACTTGCTCAACCTATCAGCTTCCGGGCTTTGAACAGAACTATGAAAAGTTCAAGGAGCTTGGTATTGACGAAATCTACTGTATTTCGGTCAATGACTCATTTGTGATGAATTGCTGGGCAAAGGACCAAAACATTCAGAACGTTAAGGTTATTCCCGATGGTTCGGGCCTTTTCACTAGTCAGATGAACATGCTAGTGCAGAAGGATAATCTTGGATTTGGTGTTCGTTCTTGGCGTTATGCTGTTGTTGTTGACAATGGCGTGATTGAAAAGTGGTTTATTGAACCTAACATTGCACACAATGCGGAAGATGATCCGTATGGTGAGACTTCACCAGAAAATGTTCTTGCATATTTGCAGGGATAATTTGACACAAGTTGTCACTAAAGTTTGGTACCTGCTCGGAGAAGTAACAAGAGACGATCTTGAAATGCTTCAACGGGCAGGTGTCAATTACTCAATAGTAACAGACGATTATCCCATAGACACTATAGGATTTCATAATAATAGCTGGGTTAAGGTAAATCACAACACCCAAATTATTACTACTACTAAAGAGCAAGAAGTTTGGCTAAAGCTTTGCTTTGGTGATAGGATAGAGCATTTTTCTACCCGATACGATATAAAATAAATACTGTTATGCTAAACAAAGGAGAAAGAAAATGGCATAGAAAGTTGAATTAGCTTGTAAGGACGTTGTGTTCCACTTTAATAAGGGTCACCTCACCGATCCATCAATTCCCATGTGGGTCTTGAAAACTAAGGGTGAGAGCTACTATGTAAATCACGTTGATTGTTCTGTTCCGTGGTCTACTAAAGAAACTCCCGATAATCCTAGCACTAAAGGTAGCATCCGAGTCAAGAACTGCCATTTGGTTATTGACGAAGACAATACTGCTACGATCAAAGAACTTACCGTTATGAACAGCATTAGGCTGAACGGTAAGAAGAATCCTATTAGGCTGATCACCAGTAAGGGCAATCAACTTAGACAAGCACTAAAAAATCACAAGATCAAACATGGTATGTTGAAGGTCTTTGGTGGAGGATGCGGTACTAGTTGGTATGTTGTTAGCATTGCTGATGAAAAAGACTTTCTATTTCTCTCATTGACAGTAGATGGTCTTCGCAAACTTATGCCCAACGAAGACTATTATATTGACTATGCGAAAGATGGCCGCGGCTACCAACTAGAAACCGAAGAAGACTTTGAGGAGGAACTCTATGACAACTAAGTTGTTTGTTCCGATTCAGGACTTCAAGCAGATAGAACGAGCAATCAAAGAGTCCGGAGTTAAGTTTCATCCCTTTAGAAAGTTTGACTCCGGGTATCACATTGAGATTGAACCAATGGACCATCCGTTAGTTAGTTTCTTATCACTAAAGTATGATGTTACTGGAGTACCCGCGTAAAATAGCTAAATACTATTATTAGGATACAGCATGTCAATACTTATATTGTCTAAGAAGGACGAGAGCGAATACGAAAATCGTCGTCTCGTGAAAAGTCTCGCTGACTTAGGTATCCCTGCAACCATTTACCACCCAGATAACTTTGATGTAATTGTAGGAAAAGGTACTGGACACGGTATCAAATACAATGGACAAGAGTTTGGCATGCCTGATCTTGTGTTGACTCGCACCGGATCAGGCACTACCGAGTTTATCACTGCTATTGTTAGGCAATTTGAAGAAGAACATATTAAGTGCATTAATAGTTCTATAAGCGTAGAAATCGCAAAAGATAAAATGCGTAGCCATCAGTTACTAGCTAGCAAAGGTATGCCAGTACCTAATACTATGCTTGTTAGATTTCCCGTAGATGTAGATATCGCAGACAATCTCATCGGTTGGCCCTGTGTCGTTAAAGTGATCAGTGGCAGTTATGGTGAAGGTATCTATCTTTGTGAGAACAAGACCGCATTCAAGAAAATGATGGAATTTATTGGCAATCTTGATACTCCAAAAACACTATTAGTTCAAGAATACATAGATGCCAGACCCGGCGAAGACTTGCGTGTATTAGTTATCGGTGGAAAAGTTATCGGAGCAATGAAGCGTCATGCACCCGAAGGTGATTTCAGAGCAAACATATCTAACGGTGGCTACGGTGAACCGTTTGAAGTTAACGGCGAAATAGAATATCTTGCAAGAGAAACAGCTAGAATTTGTGGATTAGAAATTGCAGGCATTGACTTATTGTTTGACAAAGATGGTTACAAGATATGTGAAGCAAACAGTGCACCGGGATTTGAAGGCTTTGAAAAATACTGCGGAATAAATGTAGCAGAGCATATTGCAGAATATATAAAGTATAAGATATCTTTAAAAAGGAAATAACAGTGACAATGTATTCAAACAAGCCAATTGTGGAAACAGGCGTAGTAGAGTTTGACCAAAAAGAAAAAGATGATGAAAAGCGCATCAAGAACCTAGAAGACAAAGTTCGTTTATTGAGCGAACAGGTTCATAAGATGGCTTCGGCTCTTGCACTTAATAGCAGACAAATGCGTAGGGCAAATACTGACATTACAAATATCACAACGGTGCTTCGTAGCAGATAAATAATATTGAAGCATGAAGCTTCGTAACAGACTTTAAGAATGAGGGCCTTAGTCTGTGGTCCGTAGAAAGGAAGAAACATGATGTATAATAGTAAGCTGGTTGCCAGCATCAAAGCCAACGGAAAAGTACTCCGTGAATTCAAAGATACTGTCTATATCCCATTTGGAAGCGAATACAGTATTCTTCTCAAGAACCTCAACACAGTAAGAGCATTAATCAATATCTACATTGATGGTGACAATATCGTGCCAGGTGGACTCGTATTGAATGCAGGACAAGAGATTGACCTACAACGAGCCATTCGCAATGGTAATATGAACGAAGGTAACAAGTTCAAGTTCATTGAACGCACCGGTAAGATTGAAGACCATCGCGGCATCAAGCTTGAAGATGGGTTGATTCGTGTAGAATATCAGTTTGAAAAAGTCTATCCGAAATATCAGCCAGCGATTTGGACTACTACGCCAAGTTGGCAACCTACCTCAATGGATTCATATTATGGCGATGTAATGAGAAGCACAACAGCCGCCGCGCCTAAGTCAATGTCAGGCACTATTACTTGTTCAAGCGCATCCTATGCAGCAACTAATATGGCAGTAGGCTCCGCTACAATAAACGCAAGTTCAGTACAAGCATTTAACGCAGCACCGCAGACTGAAACAGGTATCACTGTTGCAGGTAGTAAGAGTGATCAGAAGTTTGTGACTGCAAGTTGGTTTGCAACGGAATCAGAAAAGCACAATATCATTCTCAAGTTGCTAGGCGAGACACCTGACAATGAAGCAATTCGCAAGCCAATCACTGTTAAGGCTAAGCCTAAGTGTGTCACTTGTGGTAAGCAGAATAAGGCAACTGCTAAGTTCTGTAGTGAGTGTGGAACTGCACTAGAAATATTCGCATAAAACGGTTGACATAGCTTGCCCAAAATGCTATAACGAATGTATAGCAAGGGGAAGTAAAATGGAACAGTTTTTTCTTGATCGTGACAACAGTGGTCATTGGTATATTGTACCGGTAGCAATGAAAGATGTGTGGGATGATTGGCGCGATCTTGATGAAGATGATGATGCTTCTTGGACTGCTCCTGACGGTGTACGGCGGGTGCCGGGCGGGACTAGGTTAGTAACCTTCACCAATCCTGTAATTGAATAAAATGGGTAGCCGGGTAGAGAAAGTTCTTGACTTTACCCGGCTTTCCTTGTATAAATAAGTTTGTAGAAAGATAGACTTTCTATATAAATCGCTTCAAAGGAGTTTTGAGCAATGGAAAAAGAGTTTGACCTTCTGGTCTTTGTTGGGCGCTTTCAGCCCTTTCATAATGAACATAAGCGCATCATTGATATTGCGCTACAAAAATCCCGCAATGTATTAGTTCTAGTAGGTTCTGCTGGCAAGGCCCGCACGATCCGAAATCCGTTCACGTTTGATGAACGTAAGCAGATGATTGAAGGAGCATTCACCGATAGTGAACGCCTCATCATCAAGCCTCTCTATGACAAGACTTATAATGATGCAGCCTGGATTAAGCAGGTGCAGACCATCGTGCTTGATACTGCACTTGATGTTGTCAATAACTTCACCTCTTGGAGAGCAAGCGGCTACAATGACGCTAAGGTCGGATTGATTGGCGCTAGTAAGGATAACACTAGCTACTATCTTAAGATGTTCCCGCAGTATAAGTCGGTGAATGTTGAAATTCAGAATGATCTTCACGCTACAGAGATTCGTGAACAGTACCTAGAGCGAGGGTTTCTGTCTAATCAGACGGTTCCTATGAGTGTCGTTAAGTTTCTCATGGATTTTCGTGGTACCGATACTTACGTGCAACTTCACAATGAACTTAAGTTTGTCCGTGACTACAAGAAGCAGTGGGAAGTTTCGCCCTATCCCGTGAAGCACGCCACTGTTGACGCAGTTGTTGAACAGAGCGGACACATCCTGCTTGTTAAGCGCCGTTCGGAACCTGGTAAGGGTCTATGGGCATTGCCCGGCGGTCACTTGAACGAGTATGAAAAGCAGCTTGATGGTGCTATTCGTGAACTCCGTGAAGAAACGAAGATTAAGGTTCCTGAGGCTGTGCTGCGTGGTAGCATTCGTGACCATGAAACGTTTGACGATCCGTATCGTTCTACGCTCGGTCGTGTTATCACGAAGGCATATCACTTCAAGTTGGCAGATGATGTTACGCTGCCTAAGGTGAAAGGTGCCGATGATGCTGAAAAGGCAAAGTGGGTTCCAATCAGCGAACTTCGTGAAGAAGATTTCTTTGACGACCACTACTTCATCATTCAGTATTTCTTGGGGCTTTAATCATGCTTAAGCACACTAAAGGTAATCTCATTGACCTCGCAGAGAAGGGTGAGTTTGATGTAATCGTTCATGGATGCAACTGCCTAAACACTATGGGTTCTGGCATCGCTAAGGAGATTCGTGAGCGATATCCAAAAGCGTATGAAGCTGATACAGCTTATACCCTAGACCTGCAGGACAGTGGAAATAGTCAAGTCCAAAAGCTTGGCAATATTTCTGCCCATGTGACCGATAAGTTTGTTATCATCAACGCATATACGCAAATTAACTTTGCACCCCGTGACGTTGACCATTTTGAGTATGCTTCGTTTGAAGTCATTCTTAAGAAGATGGCAGCAGAATATGGCCCCTTCAAAATCGGCTTCCCTTATATCGGTATGGGACTTGCAGGTGGTGATAAGGATCGTATCATTGCGATGTTGGAAGACTTCGCAGAAAAGATTTCCGCACAGGGCGGATCAGTAACTTTGGTAGAATTTGGTTGACATTCTGCTAAAGATTCGTTATAGTCAATCATCAAGTCTAGCTGATAGAAGCTAGCATTTTTAAATAGAGGAGTTCTATTATGCATAACATCATTCTTAATTCGGACAGCTACAAGTATAGCCAGTTCAATCAGTACCCCGAAGGTACTGAATACATTTACAGTTACATTGAAAGCCGCGGTGGCGTTCATGACGCTACTGTGTTCTTCGGTCTTCAAGCATTCATCAAGGAGTACATGCTGACTCCGGTGACGATGGAAATGATTGACGAAGCCGAAGCTATCATCACTGCACATGGTGAGCCCTTCAATCGTGAAGGTTGGGAATATATCGTCAACACTTATGGCGGTAAGCTTCCTGTTACGATCAAGGCTGTTCCCGAAGGTACAGTAGTTGGTACTCGCAATGTTCTCGCTACTATTGTCAACATGGATCCTGAGTGCTACTGGTTGACTAGCTTCCTTGAGACTGCGTTGCTTCGTGCAATTTGGTATCCGACTACTGTTGCTACCAACAGCTATCAGAGCAAGAAGTTGATTCTTGAATATCTTGAAAAGACTGGCGACCCCAGCACGATTGATTTCAAACTTCATGACTTTGGCGCTCGTGGCGTGTCCAGTCTTGAGAGTGCTGGTATTGGTGGCGCTGCACACCTTGTTAACTTCCAGGGAACTGATACGGTAGAAGCTTTGCTTTTTGCTCGTCGTTACTATGGTGCTGATATGGCTGGGTTCAGTATTCCTGCCATGGAACACAGCACTGTAACTAGCTGGGGCCGTGAAGGCGAAGTTGCTAGCTATCGCAATATGCTCAAGCAGAATGCTAAGCCCGGCGGTCTTGTTGCTGCTGTTTCTGACAGCTATGACATTTTCTCTGCTTGTGAAAAGTGGGGCACCGAGTTGAAGCAGGATGTGCTTGACAGTGGTGCAACTCTTGTTGTTCGTCCCGACAGTGGTGACCCGGCAGATGTTGTCGCTAAGTGTCTCAAGATTCTTGACAAGTACTTTGGTCACACTGTCAATGACAAGGGCTTCAAGGTACTGAACAATGTTCGTGTCTTGCAGGGTGACGGCATCAATCACCAGACTATTCGTAGCATTCTCTACACTATCACGCTTGCAGGCTACAGTGCAGACAATGTGGCTTTCGGACAGGGCGGCGCACTGTTGCAGATTGTCAATCGTGACGATCAGAAGTTTGCTATGAAGTGTTCGGCTGCCTTTATCAACGGTGAATGGGTTGACGTTTTCAAGGACCCAATCACTGACAAGGGCAAGCGCAGCAAGAAGGGTCGTATGGTCCTAATTGAAACTGACAATGGTTTCAAGACTGTCACTACCGAAGATGCTGCTTACGAAGATGTTAAGGATCAGGATGTGCTTGAAGTTGTTTACAGCATGGGCAAGCTTATCCGTGACATGACGTTTGACGAAATTCGGGCAAACAGTAACAAGTAAGGATAATAAGGGGTTGACTTAACGGTCAGCCCCTGTTATAAGAAGACTATGACAAAACGATACGCATACTTTTTTACCCGTCAGGATATCTTCCGCGAGTACCAACTTGTGCAGACTGCACACGTTGCTATGAAGCTGGGGGCTAAGCTTGGCTCAACCGAAGATCCAGACAACACTTACTTCACTTGCGTGGGTGTTCGCAACCTAGAAGCCCTACAGGCGGTTGAAAAGATTCTGTTTGAGTTTGGTATCAAGTACGAATATTTTATTGAGCCAGACTTGAATGGTGGTGAAATGACTGCAATCGCAGTCCACCCTGTTGATGAAGATAAGCGAGATATCTTGCTTGCGTTTAACCTGTTGAAGTTTTGAGGATACTATGGCATACTTTTTGAAGAATGGTACTACTTTCCGTGTTTCCAGCAAGGAGGCAATGGATTTGCATGAGCAGCTTCCTGCAGGCAACTACACTGTTGCTGTAGATATGATGGGCAACTTCTATCTTGAGCAGATTGATAGCTTTGAGATTCCTGCTAAGATGTATGGTAATACCCTGCGACACACGGATCGCATTATCAATAGCTTTTGGGACCGTCCGCAGCAGACCGGTGTTCTGTTGAACGGTGAAAAGGGTTCTGGTAAGACGCTTCTTGCTAAGAACATTTCTGTTGAACTTGCTAAGCAGGGTGTCCCTACGATTGTTATCAATCGTGATTGGACTGGTGATGGCTTCTTCAAGCTGTTGCAGGACATTGACCAGCCGTGTGTCGTTCTCTTTGACGAATTTGAGAAGGTCTATGACCGCGAAAAGCAGGAAGAAATTCTTACTCTGCTTGACGGCGTGTTCGGTTCTAAGAAGCTGTATGTTCTCACTGTGAATGACAAGTGGCGGGTTGACTCGCACATGCGTAATCGTCCTGGTCGTATCTTCTACCTGCTTGACTTCAAGGGTCTTGACGTTAACTTCATTCGTGAGTACTGTGAAGATAACCTCAACAACAAGCAGTACATTGATCAGATTTGTTCACTCACTAGCTTGTTTGGTGAATTCAACTTTGACATGCTTAAGGCGCTTGTTGAAGAAATGAATCGTTACGGTGAGACTCCGACGGAAGCACTTGAAATGCTCAACGCCAAGCCCGAGTATGATGAAGGTGCTAAGTACGAAATCAAGTTGATTGACGGTGGAAGGGAAATCTCCTCTGTCTCCCCTGAGATTTGGCGAGGCAACCCGCTTGCCGTCAAGGGTGTCAACATTGAATATGACACTGATCCTAACGATGATGAAGCAGAGTGGAAGGACCTTCGCTTTACTCCTGAAAATCTTATCAACCTGAACAGTCAGGAAGGTAAGTTTGTCTTTGAAAGCAAGGGCGCCCGTCTCATCCTGACCCGTGTCAAGGATAAGGCACTTTACGATTACAGTCACCTTGCGCTGTGATCCAATGGAAGGGACTTTGGTCCCTTCCAACATATCATTAAAGGCTGTATCATGTTAGAGTGTTTGATTATCGGTGATAGCATTGCTCAGGGTATTGCTAATTATAGACCAGAATGTGTTGAGTATGCCCACGTTGGTTGGAACAGTCAACAATTCAATAGACATTACAGAACAACTCAACTAGACGCAAACACTGTAGTTATCAGCTTAGGTACAAACGATCATAGATACACGGATACTTACGAACAGCTTTCTGTTTTACGTTCTAGAATTAATGCCCGCCGAGTAATTTGGATTGTTCCCGCAGCAGTTAACCCTAGCAGCGGTGCAAACATTTCAATTATTCAAACATCAATTGATAGCATTGCTACAGCAAACGGTGATGCTATCCTTACTATTCCCCGCCCAATGGCAGATAGATACCACCCAACAGGGCGTGGGTACCAGCAATTAGCTAGAAGGACACGATAATATGACAATCTCACTTAATAGAAATTGGGTCAATACATTAACAGTTAGCTTGCCTGAATACGCCAATGAGTTAGGCAAGCAAATTGAAGTCGCTATGACCGAGCAAGTGCTTGATGATATTGATGCTCATGCATGTGCTTTAGGAGCAGCTATCGCCACCGGAAACGGAGAACTTGCGTTTGAAATTGCGATGAGCGATACTCTACGCGGAACTGAAATCAGAGAGGATATTGCCAAAACAGTCATTGATCTTATGATTGACAATTCCGATGTTGTGGACAATCCTACACTATACACTTTAGCTATTGCTCATGTGTTGAATATCCGAGTGTCAGATATCACAAATAATCTATCTGCTGCCGGCGTAGAAGAATATAAGCTTGATGCAGTAAAGCGAATCGCTAGATTGATTCCTGCAATCGGCAAGTGTGTTATTTAATACCGATTAGCATAAAACGCTTGTACCCGTTGTTTTCGCTATATCTGATCTCCTTCTCTCCGGAGTAAAGATACTTAGACAACGGGTATTTTAGTACCAAATCTTCCAAACTCTCGTTTGGATTTACGCACTTCCAAACATCATCGTCGCTAGTCTGAACGTCACTAGACTGAATACAGACCATAGTGCCATAATCAAGATTCTCAAACCAATCATTACCGTCCATATGCTCGGGTGAGCAGTTGATTATAAGGTCGTAGCCTGCCAAATTTTCAAGGTTCGCATCTGCTATTTTGTTCTCAACCTTATAATCACTACCAATTCGCCAAGCTTCTGTGATCTTGTCTGCGATTGGTTTTGTCTCTGGGTCAATGTCTATGCCCAAAATGTATTGATATCTGTCTGCGTTCCGTGTAAGAAGCATAAACGCAACGAGATTGTACCAGCTACCTAAAATAGCAATTTTTAGGTTGGCGTGTACGAATCGTTCAAGTTCTTTGCAAAGCCAGACTTTGCTTTGGATTTGTCCGTGAGAGAAAGAGTCAAAGTTCATATTTGTGCCATCTTACAGCTATCACCGTGGTGCCGTGTGTAGTTACCTTTACCCTTCCCTACTTTACCGCAGTAGGGGCATTCCCAAACTTTTTGAGAAGGATGTGTACCTTCCGCAACTAATCTATAAGCTAGGTTTCTTTGTATTGTTCCGCCAAGAAAAGGATGAGTACCGGCCTTGAGCAGTTTTTGTGCTACCTCTCGTTGAACCGCACCTCCTAGAAAAGGATGTGTTCCCTCTTGCACCCTCTTTTTAGCAGAGAGACCTGCAAGATGGGCTAACTCTTCGGATGTAAA